TGGTGGGTATGTAAGTGAATCTGAAGAAATTCCCTTTGCTTCTTAACCCCTAAAGGAGACTTGGAGGGTGGTTAGTAAACACTAGAGTACATGAAAGGCCCACTAATCACCCTCACTTTTTTATATGAAAAAAATTGATACATTAGTACAAGATATATATAATTTATTTTCTCCTAGTCCTGTAAAGATGGATGAGAAAGAAGTAGATAAGTTTATTGATATTTGTGGAGATATGATTAAGGTTCATATCAAAGAATTTCTTTATGAAAAACCTCAAACAAATGGATATCTAAGGCTCTCAGCTATAGGCAAACCAGATAGACAACTCTGGTATAATGTTAACAGTACTAAGCAACGAGAAACTCTTACTCCCAGTACCCGAATTAAATTCTTATATGGTTACATCCTTGAAGAGTTATTGTTATTATGCTCTTCGATTGCAGGACACAAAGTCGAGCAGCAACAAAAAGAAGTTGAAGTAGAAGGCGTTAAAGGACATCAAGACGCTGTAATAGATGGTGTTCTGGTTGATTGTAAGAGTGCTTCAGGCCGAAGCTTTCAGAAATTTAAAAATAATACTCTTATAACAGACGATCCTTTCGGGTATATCTCACAGATATCTGCCTATGCAGAGGCTAATAATATAGATGAAGCTGCATTCCTTGCCATTGATAAGTCTACCGGAGAGATCTGTTTAACATCCCTGCATCCAATGGAAATGATCAATGCAAAAACCAGAATTAAATATCTTAAAAAGATGATAGATAATCCTGACATTCCTGACAGATGTTATCCTGGAGTTCCTGATGGCAAGTCCGGTAACCTTAAACTTTCAGTTGGCTGCATCTATTGTGGACATAAGAAAGAATGCTGGGCAGATGCTAATCAAGGTCAGGGCATAAGAGTATTTCAGTATGCAAATGGGAAAAGATTTATGGTTCAAGTAGGTAAAGAACCTGATGTTCCTGAGATAGCTTTATCATAAGTAATGCATTGGATCTTTGATAAAGAACCAGATCTTACTCAGTTTGGATTTGTCTATATTATAACTAATTTAAAAACTAAAAAATCTTACATTGGATGCAAACAATATTTTAATTATAGAAAGAAGAAAAAGAAATCAGAATCAGATTGGAAATCCTATATGGGATCTTCTAAACAATTGCTTGAAGATATCAAAAAGATAGGAAAGAAAAACTTTCAATTTACAATCATTGGAGAGTTAAAAAACAAGAGAAGTCTAAGATACTATGAATGTTATTATCAAATGAAACTTCATGTCCTGACAGCTACACTGGAGGGAACAGATGAACCTGCTTATTATAATAATTATGTAGGAGGTAAATTTTATAGGCCGGTAGAAGAATATCATGACTCTTTCTTCTGATGTCTCAGTTGAATCTTTATATGATTTAACAAATAAAGATTCTTATCAATCTCTATATCTTTCTGTTATCTTACAGGCTGTTCTAGATCTATGTAAACCTGAGACTGAAGGAGAGCCTAGTGAAATAAAAATACAAAGAGATCAAGCTGACGCTTGGTTTTTTTCTTCTATTGGTGTGACGTGTGAAGATTTTGAAACTATATGTTTGTATGCTAAAGTTGATCCTGTTAAGATAAGAATATTTGCATATGAAGCTATTAAATCTGGAGATACTAAAAATGTCAGAAGAAAATTCCAATCCTTACTCTAGTCCTCTGGACAAACAAGTAGGCGGAAATCATTATAAAGATTGTATCATACAACCTACAGTCTATTGTCAATTAAATAAGTTAAATACATGTGAAGCTAATATTGTAAAATATATTACCAGACATAACAAGAAAGGAGAAGGGAAGAAGGATATCGAGAAAGTAATTCATTATGCTGAAATGTTACTGGCATTAGAATATCCAGAAGAAGGGCAACAAGCAGATCTATTTAATGATTTAATAGAGAGGGGTAAACATGTTTAAATCAAATCGTAATCCACAATTCAGATCTAAGTTCAGTGAAGACATATTTTATACCAAGTATTCTCATGAAGGGGCAGAAACTTTTCATGAATTAGCTTGCACATTAGTAGAGGATGTATGTCAAAACAATCTAAGTAAAGATGAAAAGGAATCGTTGATAGATCATATATCCAACCTTCGCTTTCTACCAGGCGGTAGGTATCTTTATTATGCTGGCAGGGAAAAGAAGTTCTTTAATAATTGTTATCTTCTTAAAGCAGAGGAAGATACCAGAGAAGATTGGGCTAACCTATCTTGGAAGTCTGAGTCCTGTCTTATGACAGGCGGTGGTATTGGTGTAGACTATTCGACCTACAGACCAGAGGGACAAACCCTGAAGGGTACTGGCGGTATATCCAGTGGTCCTATACCTAAAATGCAGATGATCAACTCCATAGGTCAGAAGGTTATGCAAGGCGGCAGTCGAAGGTCTGCTATCTATGCATCCCTAAACTGGAAGCACGATGACATAGACAAATTTCTCATAGCTAAGAACTGGTTCGATATGCCTGTAGGTAAGACAGATGAGGTAGGTTCTCCCTTACCAGGAATGTCTTATGGAGATATAAAACAACAGGACTTTAACTTTCCTGCACCTCTGGATATGACTAACATCAGTGTTAATTATGATACTGAATGGTTATTAAATTATTGGGAGAAAGGAGATCTAGGCCATGTCTTTAGGACTAATATACATCAGGCTCTTAGAACAGGAGAACCGGGATTCTCATTCAACTTCTTTGAGAAAGAAAACGAAACCCTCAGAAATGCATGTACGGAGGTTACTAGTGAAGACGATAGTGACGTATGCAATCTGGGGAGCCTTAATTTTGCTCGTATTGACGACCTTAATCAGTTGCAAGAGGTTGTCCAGCTTTCCACAAAGTTTTTATTGTGCGGCACCCTCAGAGCTACACTCCCCTACGAGAAAGTGTATGAAATTAGAAATTCAAATAGACGTTTAGGTCTTGGCCTGATGGGTCTTCACGAATGGTTGATACAACGAGGACATAAATATGAAACGACACCGGAACTGCACAGATGGTTTAAGGTATATGAAGCTGAGTCAGATAAGGTAGCTAGATCTTTTTCTAATACACTTAACATCTCTATGCCTGTTGCTGTCAGGGCTGTAGCTCCTACTGGTACGATAGGAATACTGGGAGGTACATCTACTGGAGTAGAACCTATCTTTGCTGTAGCTTATAAGAGAAGGTATCTGAAGAACAAGAGATGGCATTACCAGTATGTAGTTGATAGTGCTGCTCAAGAGATGATCGAGCTTTATGATGTCAATCCTGAGAGTATTGAGTCTGCCCTTGATCTGGTTACTAACTATGAAAGAAGATTAAACTTCCAAGCCAATGTCCAAGAGTATGTGGACATGGCTATCTCTAGCACAATTAATCTTCCAGCCTGGGATACGGAGGATAACAATGAAGGTAAGGTAGAGGACTTTTCTCAAACTTTGGCTAAGTATGCTCACAGATTAAGAGGATTTACCTGTTATCCTGATGGATGTAGAGGAGGACAACCTTTAACCAAGATTCCTTATAGTGAAGCTATTGAAAAATTAGGTGAGGAATTTGAGGATAATGTACAGCCTCATGATATTTGTGAGATCACCGGATCAGGTGGAACTTGTGGAGTTTAAAAAAAAGACTTGTTATATGGTTAAAAATGTAGTATAATATAGTATATGGAATGCCAATAGTGGGTTCTATAAACTCTTGCTTAATAAGGAGAACGCTATGAATGTAAGACTAGAAGGTAATTGGAGATTCCTTGATGTTCCTTCTCTGGTAAACTTTGAGAGAAGGGCTATAGGTTATGACAAGCTGTTTAAAAGAATAATAGATATGCCTGAGAACGATAACCAAAGTTATCCTCCTCATAATCTAATTAAGGAATCGGACACGAAGTTCAAGATTGAATTAGCTTTGGCTGGCTTTACAAAGAAAGAAGTTAAAGTGGTTCAGGAAGAACAAAGATTAACCATAAGTGGAAACAACTCTGAAAAGGAGGGCAACGAAAACATTTTACATAAAGGCATAGCAAGCAGAGCTTTTACAAAGACGTTTGATCTTGCTGAAAATATCGAAGTCACGGAAGCATCGTTTGAAAATGGGATGGTTATCATCAAGCTCAGACAGGATATTCCAGAAGATAAAATGCCGAAGCTCATTAAATTTAAATAAGGAGATGGGAGGGCATTCATTGAGTGCCTTCCCTTTTTATGGAAAATATTAAATGAAAAACCTTATAGTTAAAGAAACAGGTAAATGGATATTAAAAGGATATATTATATGGTCTATATGTGCTGATCTTTCTCTTCTTGGGGGATTTCTATACTTAATTTTGAAATACGGATAAGGAGATTACTTTGAGAAAAGATGAAAAAATAAATACAGTTTTTATAGGCTACGATCCTAAAGAGAAAGCTGCTTGTTCTGTATTAAAATATATTATTAAGGAAAATTCACCTAAACCTATTCATGTTAAGTTTCTCAGAAAAGATATTCTTGAATTGATGGGAATGCATTACAGACCTTATGAGATTGTCAATGGGCAGTACATAGATAAGATAGATCAAAGACCTTTCTCTACTGAGTTTAGTTTTAGCAGGTTTTTAATACCAGCCTTGATGATGTATGAAGGATGGGCTTTATATATGGACTGTGATATGTATCCTC